CACGGTCAGCGTCGGCAGGAATGCCCGGCGGGTGATTGCCGTCAGTTCTGCGCCAGTTGCACCGGAGGGCTGAATGCCAACGCCAGGGAGTGCCATGTTTCTCTCTCAACCAGCCCTGGTTGTGGATAAGTGATTGCCGTGAATCTTCATTTGCTCGTGAATCAGGAAGCTCGACGGCCGCGCAATTCGTCGATCACCGAATACGCGGTGCCGTAGGTGTGCTGCTTCGGATCGCCCTTGATCGCGCCGAGGTCCGGGACGACAGGGGCGCCGAATCTGCGCATGCCAGGCAGCGACGAGGCGGAAGTCGGCTCGGCCTGCTTGCTCTGCATGTCCATGAACTTCTTGGCCGTCGCGTGGTCGGCGATCTTGTTGTCGACCATGACCTTCTCGACGGCCACGATTTCTTCGTCGCTCAGGCCGAGTTTTCGGCGGCTGGCTTCGATGTCGTCCCTGATCCGGCGTTCCTCGTTGGCCTTCTCCATCCGCTCGATCCGCTGCAACGGCTCGACCATCAGGCCGCCGATGTGGTTCGGGATGTCGATTTCTGGAATCACCGTGTCGGGATTCGCCTGCTTGGTCAGCGACAGGAACCCGCGGCGGGTTTTCGGATTCGACGCGAGCGAGTTCGCCAACTCGGCCAGCGATTCAATCTCTTCCGCGGTCTTGCCTTCGAGTCCTGCCATGATGTCAGCCCCTTTGGTTCGTGAATCAGCGTGCGTGCCGTTCAGCGCGTGCCGCCCGGCTTGCGGATCGTCATCGAAGACTCGCGCTGGTCGCCGTTCGATTTCGTCATGCCGCCAATTTCCGGCAGGCGCGGCGGGTTCAGCACAGCTCCGTTGCGGCGCGCGTTGTCGGTCGGCTGGCGGATGGCGTAGGACTTCGGGGCGAAAAGACGGGTGTTGCTGTTTGCCATGTGTTTCTCCTGCGATTTGACAGATTATGCGGCTGTTTCCGCGAAATTATGCAGCCATCGGCTGCGGTTGACCACCCGGCATACCGCCGCCAGGCATCCCCGGCATCTGCATCGGCTGCTGGCCCATGGCCTTCGCCTCGGGAGACATGCCGCCCATCTGCGGCAGTGACTGCATCAACTGCATCAGCTCGGCCGGCACCAGTTCCTGCGACTTCGCCCGGGTGTGTCCGAACTTCGCCGAGAGCTTGGACAGCACCGACAGCACGGCTTGCCCTTCCTCGGACTCGCTTCCGAGCGATGGCAGGGTCTGCTCCAGCAAATCCATCGCCAGCGTGACGTTCACCATGGCGTTCTGCTTCTCGCCGGCCGCGGGCTGCGGCGTGGACATCGGAGCGCCGCCCGGTGACGCGCCCTGCGGCGGAGCTCCGGCCGGCATCTGCGGCGGCGCGGCCGACTTGCCGGCGCCGCCGGCAATCAGCTTCATCAGTTCGGGGGGCATGCCGGGCATGGGATCAGTCGTCAGGTGGTCGGGATCAAACGCCGATCAGATCGGGTTTTCTTCCCACATGAACGACGCGGCCATGCCGGCGGCGCCGCACACCGTGCTCGTGTAGATCGCCGCGTATCCGCCAGGCGGAATCACGAGAGAGCCTTCCATGTCGTACAGAGCCCATTGCGTCGTCTGCACGGTCGCGGCGCCGGTCAGGCCGGAACCGAAGACAGTGTGCAACTGCGGGGTGCCGACCAGCGTTGCGGACAGCGCGCAGCGACCGATGGCGCGCGGGCCATTCAAGTACGAAGACAGGCCGTCCGTTGCCGCTGCGGAGAAGGTGGTCGTGCCGAGCGGGCTGTAGCCGGCCATCACGCCGACCGTCGCCACCGCCGGGAAGACCACGATGAAGCTGACGCCGACTTTCAGCACGGTCAGGTTCACCTGACTCGCCGCCGGGTTGATGAGGGCCAGGCCGGTGTAGGTGGTCGCCAGCGCGACGGTCGTCACGGTCGGCGTTGCGCCGCTCGATCCGACGTAGATGTTCTTGCGGTACGCCTGCTCGTAGTACCGGCCGTGTAGTTCGCTGACGATCTGGTCGCCTTGCTTGCCTGCTCGGGCGATGATCGGAGACGGGCCATCCGGGTTGTTCTGGACGCCGACGACGCAGATGTTGGACATGCTGGTTCCTACTGTGTGAATTTGACGGTTGCGTCAACGGCTTGTTCGGCGCGCATGAATTCTAGGGCCAGTTTCGCCGTCATCCCTCGTTGAGAGAAGTACAAAAGCTGCGAAATCAACCGCAGTTCCTGCAGAATCATCATCAGCGCCTGGCCTTGAGGGCCGGTGATGATGTCGTTGCCGGCTTTGATGTCGAACTGCATATTGACTCAGGTGCTCAGTGTGCGCAGTCGATCAGAGCACGTAGACCACGGGCGCCAGGTCGGCGGTCCATGTGGTCGGCGGCGTGATCGTAGCCGGAACGGTGCCGAAGGTGCCGGCGAGAATTTCGCCCAGCACGTCGATGTACGTCGCAGCCTTGACCGTCTGGATGGCGGCGGCTGCGGTGCCGTTTCCCTGCACGCCGATGAAATACCGTTGCGGGCCGAACAGCTTCAGGGACGTGACCGTGGCGCCGACGTTGTTCAGCACGAGCGCGAGTTCCTTGAACGTGTTCGCGCCGGCCAGCAGCGCGCCGGCAACGGCCGACGAACCAACGAGTTTGCCGTAGGAGTCCCAGATCGCCACCATGATGTTGTCGGTGGTCGCAGTGCTGCCCTGGAGCACGCCGATCTTGGTGATCGTGCGGTTGTACGGGATCAGAATGTCGGTGAGCCACCATTGACCGGCGATGTCGGTGGTTGCGGTGCCGATCGATGCCAGCGCGGTCGGCCCGATGAGGATGTTGCCAACCTTCAGGCGGCCGCCGCCGGACGGCGTGGCGCCGTTGACGTTCAGGCCGACAGTCACATTGTCTTCGGACTGAGAACCGATGTCCTGGCCTGCTTGCAGGTAACCACCTGGCATATCAATCTCCGATGCAGATTCAGTGCGGTGTTTGGGTGGGTCTGACGCCCCACTGAGCCGCGAGGCGTCGCGTTAACGACGGCCCTTGCGTCCCTTGCGGCCACGCCGCGCTTCCAGCTTGTCGAACATGGAGTTCTCCTTCTGCAGAGCGGCCACCCATTTGTTCGGCAGGGCAGCCATGGCCGTAAGACGACACGATTCTGTGCGTTTTTGGCACGAAGTCAAGCACGTTCATGCGAATTTTCACATACCTGCGAAAAAACACATCATTTCACTGTCGAAAGTCCGGGTGGCGGCTTCGGCTGGTGTTTCTGCGCCTCGATCTGCTGTTCGTGATCGGCATTTGCCTTCGCGGCAGCGATTTCCTTGGCTTCGATGGTCTTCAGTCGCCGCAAAAGCACGTCCTTCATCGGCGGATTGAGCATTTCGATGAACGATGCTCGGTCGATGGACTTCGTTTCGAGCATTTCTCCGGCCAATGCCTTCTGATCTTCGACAAACAGTGGTGAATTCGAGTGCGCGTCGACCTTGACGATCAATCCTTCATCGACCTGGGCGAGTATGAACGGCATCGGCTTGACACCTGGCTTGGTAGGCTCGGTCTGGTACTTGTCAGGGTGATACTTTCGCATCGCCTTGAAGCCCTTGGTGGCAAAGAACTCCAGGCAGTCCTCGACGATCAGAGCGCGCTTCTTGATGCGCGAGCTGCCGAGCCTGCTGAGTTCGCTGGTCTGCCTGCCGGAGCGCACGCCAGATTCACCGCGGCCTTGCAACAGCGGCGGCAAGGCCGCGGCTTCCGAGAACATCTCGTCGATTTCGCGCACGTCGGCCCACAGATCAGATGGCACATCCCGCTTGAGCAGGTTCACCTTCGCCATCGGGTTGTCGCCGAGCGGCACCGTGCCGCCGGCCTTGTCCAGAGCCAGGTCGATTTCGTCGATCGGCCCCGAGAACCCTTCCAGTGTGCGCGGCGGGTTCACCTGCTTGTCGAGAAAATCGTCGATTCGGATCAGCGCGCGATTGCGCTTGTACTGAAGTCCGATCAGGCGCGAGATGATGATGTCGCCCCAGAAGTACCCCTTGCGCGGCGACGGGCAGATTTGCGTGAACGGGTGAATCTTCGCAACGAAGATGTTTGACCTGTCGTACACCGTGATTCGGCCATCGGCCATCGTCACAGTCTGATAGTCCTTGATGTCGTCGTTCCAGATCCACAGTTCGCACATCTCGACCAGATCGACAGAGATGTCGGGTGTGTAGTCGATTTCCGTCGCGCCCCACGCGGGAGCGCCGTTGCCCCGAACCGTATTGCCCGGAGTTAGCGGACCCGATCCGATGGTGTTGGTGACGATGATCTGCCGCAGTCGCGCGGGAATCTCGTCGCTCGTGGCGATCGGCTTGGCCGCGATGTCATCGAGAATCTTCTGCTTCTGAGGATGGTCCGCCAACTCGCTTTCGAGCTGCGTCTTCGTGATGTAGTAGACGTGGCAGATTGCCTCCTGACGGTCCAGGCCGTTCACGTCTTCTCGGTACACGCCGACGCAGTGCGGCTCGACCGAGTACGGAACAAGTCTGCCGTCGTTCACAACCCACTTGCCGAACATCGACCCGTAGACCATCGACAGGTCTAGGGCTTCGCTGAACACGAGGTCTGCGCCCGTCCCCATCCATTCGCTGTTCATCGCCTTCGACACAGCAGGAACCTTGTCCCACTCGTCGTCGTTCACATCAGGCGGCAAATGCCCAGAGAACCGCGTCGTGTCGGCCGAGTACAGGAACGCGGTCAGCGTGTCGACGATGGCGAAAATCTTGTTGTGTGTGGCCTGTTCTTCCTCGGGCGCGCAACCGTGCGTGTAGTAGTGCTGAAGCAGAGCGTATGTCTTGCGGCGCTTCTCCGCGTACTTCATGCACCTGTTCGCCACGTCTCTGTAGAACGACTCGCGTTCGAGGTTGGCGTTTGCGTCGCCAGTCGGCGGAATTTTCATGCGTCCCCCTGCGGAAGACCCGCGTGCGAGCCATCGTAACTGCCAGCAACGATGATCTTCGGAGGCGCGAATTCGCGCACGATTCCGCCGGTGCCATCTGTGGCCACGACACGGCCTGTGGTCGGGTCTTTGACCAGCGACGACGGATGCACTCCGGCCGATCCAAACTCTGACAGCGGCTTGAAATACGTGCCCATGTCCTGACCGGCGTTGTCGCCGTGACCGATCATTTCCATGGCTCTCGTGGTGCGGCTTTCCTGCTCGTGCGTGACGCGCCGCATGCCGTCGCCGCCGCGCTGGTTCATGTTCGTAAGGCCGTGGTCCTTCGCAAGCATCTCGAACGACTTGTTCACGCTGCGATAGCCTGCCGTCTGGATCGTCGGCGCGGTGCGAAACGCGCGCTGAACCATGCTCGCTCCGCAGCCGTGCGGGCACAAACAGGCAGTGCCGTCGAAATCGCCGTGTGCGAGGCAGATCCATTCCTTGACTACTGCCACACCATCATCCTTTCACAGCACCCAATCTCCGAGCATCTTCGGGAACGGCCGCGCTTTCGGCGACTGCGCACCCTGAACGATGGTAACCCTTCCGCTCGGGGAGAACAACACGCGCCGCTGAATCGTAGGTGGCAGAGGCTTCGCTTCGGCCGCGGTGCGTTTTTCAACGACGCCGTTGCGCTTGACGATCAGGCCGGCCTCGATGCGCAGCAGGGTCTGTGAAATACGCTTTCGAGCGGGGATGGATACGGTGCGTTTCTCGCTCACGAAGTTGTACTTCAGGCGCCCGACATACGCCTCGTCGGAGTGAGACAGCTCCGCGATTTCTTTGGCCGAGAACAACGCATCTCTGCCGCCTTTCGGCCCGCTCATGCTCGTCATGTGCTTGCGCAGCAGCCTCGTGAGTTCGGCTTGAGGCAGCACACCGACCTTCGGGTCGTAGGGCAGGTCAGCGTCTGAAATCTCCGGGGCCTGCGCGATCGACCGGCTTCCAGGGTCGCTGCGCGCGCCACGCAGATCGCGGTACACATCCCCGTGCGCCCTGGTCCGCGGGTCCGGGTTCAACTCGCCGCGCAGATCGCGCAGCACGTCGGCTTCGTTCTTCCGCATGTCCTACGCTCCGTGTCCTACGCTCCGTGTCGGACGTTTCCTACGCCTCGTCAGACTTTCACCCCGATGCGGGCCAGGTATCCCTTCATCGACGGCGACACGGACGGCTGAATTACCCGCGAGGCCATGCCGTGCGACTCATCAACACCGCCCTCCTTCGGCTTCAGCAGCCCCTGCTGAATGCACTTCATCCGAACGAAATCCGCCCACGCGACGTGCGCCAATCCAGCGGCCATCACGCGATCGTCCTTCTTCCGGTCCGGCGCACCGAGCACACCATCGTCGCGCACCACTCGCTGCATCTCTTCAATCAATCCCGTGGAATTCACTTCGCTCACTCCACGCTCGAAGCAGTCCTTGTAGAAATTCAGCATCCGCTCTTTCGTCTGCTGCGTCGTCTGCCAGTGATACGCCGCCGGCCGGCCGAACGTGTCCAGCCGCTTGTACAGATAGTTCTGCAGGTTCTGAACCACATACATGATCTTCTTCGACACCGGAGACTTCGGCTGCGCGCCGGCCATGCGGCGCATGTTCTGAATCTCCTGCCACACCGCAGCACCCGGCCCGTTGATTTCCAGGTTCAGCATGCAGTCCCGGTACGCACCCGCCAGGTACAGGATCACCCACGCGAACTGGTACGTGTTGCAGTCCGGCGTGTTGAACTCAGCCACCTGCACCATCCCATCCCCATAACACCGCCACACCGACGCGCAGAACCGATCCGCCCAATCGCTGCTCCCATACGCCGGGTCAGCACCGATCACGTACTTCCCGCCAGGCGCCCCGTTCGCCGGTGGCACGTACCCCTCCCACACGGTCAGGTTCACATGCTTGGCAATCGTCTCCGTGATGTCGCAGTCCTCGAAGTTCTCGCGCAGCACGAACCTGTACATCTCGCCCTTCGGCAAACGCTTGATCTTCTTCATCGCATCACTGAGACGCGCCGTGCTGAAGAAATTCTCGCCCGATGCAATGAACGCATACCGCTCAGTCGGCGGGAAATTCTGATACATCAGATCGTCGTCGCCGACCTCTTCTTCTTTCTTCCACCGCCACCACGCTATCTGCTCCGGCGTGATCTTGAATCCGTACAGGTCCATGACTTCATCGACCCACTTCCGCTCTTCCAGCGTCATCTTCCCATCTTCGACTGTACCCCCCCAATACACGCGGAATTCCTGCGAACCTACAGCCTTCGCATACGTTTCCTTCATCCACCACCCGATGAAAATCGCTCTGGAGGACGTACTGTCCTTCGCACGCTCCCACATGTCCGTGAACATGTTGAACCCCTGCGCCGTCGACTCGTACACGTACAAACGGTGCGGGTTTATCTCGCTCAGCGATGCGATCAACGACGCCAAGCCTTCCTCATCTCCCCACGACGACACTTCCGTCGCGTGCAGGAACGTCAGGCCCTTGCCCTTGCCAAGCTTCGAGTTCTTCCTCGTACCAGCCACCTGATACGCAACCCTGCTGCGATTCTTCGCAACCAACTGAGTCCGGTTATGCGACTCCAGCGGCACCTTGAACTTCTGAGGCAAACCATCGATGTACATCGACAGCGTGCTCTTGAACATGTCCCTCGACTCTTCATCGTGAGTCACCAGCGATCCGCTTAGCCCGCTGTACTTGAACAAGAAAAACAAATCGAGCGCGAGAGCAATCGTCGTGATCCCCAACTGCCGGCCCTTCAGCACCACAAACGAATGCACGCCATCATTCAGACCACGCTCTATCTCATCGATGAAATACCGCTGAGTACCTAGCCAGTTCTCTTCGCTCAGACTGATGACTCCCCCATCCTTCGTGTCCACACGCAACGCAGCACAGAACTCGCGGAACTTCACCAACGACGCAGGCAACAACGCCTCGACAGGCAGCGCCACGACCACCGACGACTGATCGACAGCACCACTCTGGTCCGGCGCAATTACCTTCTTCGCTCGCGGCATCTCCGCAGGATACGCGATTTTTTCTTTGGGGGGATGAATGTGGAGGGCTCTCGCATCCGCGGGCTCAAGTCCATCACTGCGCCCATCCTTCGGCGCCGGCGCCTGGCAATCGGCCTGGCCGCGACCAATCGAGCGCCTGGCCGCCATCGCAGCCTGCAGCTCGAGCGCTCACCCGTCCGGCGCATCGGTCCCTTTCGGGTCGCGCTGGCCACTCTGCCAGCGCCTCAGACCTCCCCTCCAAAGCCCGCCTTTACAGTCTATGCGCAGTTACGCATGCACTACAACGGGCGTTATGTCAACTGTGGATTGTCCCCATTGCGGGCCATTCCGACCGCACGAACGACGACGAATTGCACTGTCTACAGGCGCAACGGCGTGCTTTCTAGCGTATGTTTTTCACAACTACGTAAGGGATTACGCTGTGGCGTTCACGCAACGATATCGCCCCAGATCAGCCTTGAAGGGTTAATAACCTTTCCCCCATTTCAAGGGCCCTATAGGATACAGTGTTTACACAGTCCCTATATAGCCTCCAAATGCTAGCACTATTACACACCTACATATTCCGCAATGTGAAACACTTTGGGGTGTGTTTACCCTCGGGCCCGAGTGTTAGGCCCCACGTAACCGAAGCGAAAGGACGATGATGAGCCTGGAAAAGACGCGCAGCACAAGCCTGCTGCATGCTGGTTGCGGGCGGCTGGAAGCCGAAGTCTATCGATTGCGTGACCTGGCCGAGCGCGCGGCTGACATGCTGACCGCCTACGGTGAACTGATCCGGCGCGACGGCGCGAGCCACGTCGAGGAACACCACTACCTGCCAGAAGTCGAACACACGGCCCGCGAACTGCGGCGGTGCGCCTTGGGGCCTAACGTCGAAGTTCAGCGGTCGGCCGCAGGCCGATCCGCTGCAACGCAGGGTTAGCCGGCACGCCGCCGCCGAAGCGCTCAACTGTTAAAGTTTCCGCCGTACAAAAATGCTTGACTAGCTCAATTGGTTGCCGTACATTAATACACATGGGACGCGCAGTGCGAACCAGCAACAGGAGAGACACCATGACCATCACCAAGATCACTGTTCATTTCAGCGACGACACGATGGGCGACAACGTGACAGAGGCAGATGCCGACGGCTACCGCGCCTGGCTGGCCGACCAGTTGAGCGTTCAATTCGAGGGCGCTGCGGTCGAGGTGGACGACGAGCAATCTCTGGGCGGTGCGGTTGTTGATGCCGACGATGACGATTGCGATGCCGCCGAACGGGTCAATCAGTTCCTGGATCGCTGCTGGGACCGTTGCGGATGGGAGTGGGTCAAGCCGCTGTGAATAAGCCGCGCGAGCCCAAAAAATCCGGGCGGCCTGCACTGCCGCCTGGTGCCGGCAAGTTGGCCCGGATAGAGATTCGCACGACGCCGGAGCGCAAGGCAAAATCGGCGCGCCTGGCACAGGATGCTGGGCTGTCTCTCGCCGCGTGGTGGGAGCGCCACGTAGACAAGGCCCGGTGAATTGCGTGCCGCCCAACGTTCGAGCTAAGCGGCCCGTGGAGGCCGCAGGCCGGAACGGGTCCGCTTGAGCGAGTAGTTAGATGGCTTGGTGAACGAAGGCACAGATGTTGCACTATCACGGAACCCCGATAACACCGCGCGCCAGCTTGAACGCGATGGCCGGTCGCATGTTTTGCGTGAGCTTTGCCGCGCCGCAGGACGTGGCAACGTGCCTGCGCATTGGGCAAAGCGTGATGTTGGACAACGGGGCCTTCAGC